TCTTTGTGCATTATCTCTGATAAACTGTGGAACATTAGAAACTGCTCTAACTTCTCCACCTGGTTCCATATCTTCTGCTATAGATATTGCTACCATTTGATCAACAGCGTCTTGCTTATTGTCATGGCATTTTAGAGTAGTATATGAACCATCGTCTTCTTGCTTTACCGTCGCCCAACCAGAGCAATCTGACTGTTTATTTGAGACAAGATAAGGCATTATTCCTTGACCTCATCACTGTAAGCAGCCTTTGGATCTGTTGGATCAACTAAGGATACTTGCTGTAGTTGTGCTGAAGGAAGTCCTGTGTGAGTTAGTTCTGAGATATCAAGCATCTTAGCAACATCATCTGGGTTGTAACCAACCTGTACCAAGATAGAAGCAATTTCAGCCTTCATCTTATCTCCAACAAGTGGTGCCTGTGAAGCATCAATGTTTTGTAGAGGAAGTCTGTACTGATCTCCTGAATCACCAAGTGATGATAAGTCTTCGTAATTGCGTACATCGTTTAGTGACAAGAAGCCTTCTCTTAGTCCCTTTGTGTATGCATCAAAACGCTCTATTGTTGTGCCTCGCAAAAGTGCATCAAGGTTAAATCTAATAAATCCATCTGACTCAGGAAGTAGTGGAGATAGTGCTTGTTCCAAACGCTCAAGCAATGGACGCAATGAGTGTTGAACAAATGAAAGGTTCTGTGCTTCAACAGATGCATAAGACATAGCACCTGATGTAGGATGACCTAATAGGCTTAGTGGGACACGGAAAATTCTGGCAATGTCCTCTACATTGAAGCGTCTGACCTCAATGAGTTGTGCGTCAGAAGCGTTTAGTGATAATGGCTTAAATGATGCACCACCTGATAAAATTCCAATCTTACCAGACATGTATGGACCAGCATGTGACTCTTGCCAGTTACGAGCAATGTCTCCTGCTTGTTCTGCATTTAATTCTCCTGCAACTTCTATAACTCCACCAGGATTAGCAGCGTTACCAAAGTATGAGGCTGCATATGTGTCAGAAGCCTGTGCAATACCTACTGACATACGACAAGCACCAATTGGGCTTAAGCCGTAGTGTGATCCTGGTAATCTAAATAGTGGAATATGAAGAACTTCTTTGCTTGTAAGAATCTGATCATATAAATTGTTGTCTATATCTTTAACTCTGTAGACAAGTGGCTCTCCTGGGATTGGTCTTTCAATTCTTACTTCATTTGGATTAAGTACATATAGTTCTGTTACTTCATCATTATCATCTCGTACCGTCAAAATAAATGCATTACCATGTAGGTGTAAAGAAGTAATTACTTGCTCAATAAATTCTAATCTTGTTGTTTCTGGATTTGGCTTATTTACCCACTCTGGAGTATAGCCATAAACTGTTGTATAGGAAAGGCGATTACGGCCTCTGCGTACATAAGCACCCATTGGCAATGAAGCAATGGTATCTCCAAGTAGTCTTACGCATGAATAAACGGTAGATGTACGAATAGCAGACTCTGTGTCTACATATGTACCTGTATTGGCTACACCAAATAAAGGACGAGGTGGAATTAATGGAAGAATATATTGACTGTTCATATCTCTGGCTTCACCAGATGCTTTTAGTCTTTTTGATAGACTCATTGTTTACCCTTTTCCCTTAGTTAATTTTACCATGTTGATATGCCTACTCGTTTCCAGGTATTAGTTGCTGTACAGATGTAGATGTAGTCTGCATCCCAAGCAATTGTTCCAGTAACACCTGTAGCAGATGCTGATGCTGGTGTTTTTGTGGTAAGTTGGAAATCTCCATTTATCTTAACATTATTGTTGTCAAACTCACCATATATTAATGGGCTTGCTGTATTGCTGTTATCTATATAAAGTCTATTACTGCCTAATTCATTCTGTCCCGCTTGATATCCAACAAATACATTGCCAGAACCAGAAATATTATTTCTACCAGCAGCATATCCAAGTGCAGTATTTTGAGCACCAGTTGTAAGTGATCCTACAGGAACGCTAAATCCTGAACCAGTGCCACCAAGTGCTGTATTAAGAACACCAAATGTCATTTGTGAATTTATAACGGTACCACCTGAAACCAATGTCAATGCTGTAACAGCACCACCAGAAACAGTAAAGTTTGCTACTGGAGCAACATAACCTGAAACTGGAGTTGGAGTTGAAGTTAGTTGAAGTTGAACATTTGTATATGTTCCATCAACATAACCAGAACCACCTGTAATTGTTCCAAAGGTTGCTAATACAGATGTATTTAATCTAAGTGCATCTCTACCTATTGCAGTTTGGAAACTACCTTCAACATTAGAAAATAAATTAGATGTTCCAAAAGCAACATTTTGCTGACCAGTTCTATTATTAAGCATTGGATTTCCACCCATTGCCACATTTAGTCCACCAGTAGTAGTACTGTACATTGTTAAATTACCAATACCAATATTTCCATTACCAGTTATAGGAGTAACTCCATCACCTTGCAGTGCTTGAGGACCAATTCCAATATTGTTAAATCCTGAGTTATTAAAGAGAGCAAAAGCACCAAGACCACCACCAGAACCAGTATTTTGTCTCATTGCATTATAACCAATAGCAATAGAGGCATCAACTGTTGTATTAGAGTTTTCTAATGCTCCACTTCCAATTGCAATCTGTGTACTTCTTACAGTGTTAGTTCTTAATGCATTTGTTCCAATAGCAATATTTTCACTACCAGTTGTATTATTTTGTAATGCTTGAGAACCAACGGCTGTATTATTATTTCCAATAGTATTTGCTAATAATGCATTTGCACCAACTGCTACAACATTGCCTCCAGAAGTATTATTTCTGGCAGCAAATGAACCAATAGCGGTATTTCCATTAACATTACTAAATTGTAATGCTGCTACTCCAATTGCAGTGTTATTGCTTCCTGTTGAATTACTATCCATTGAACCAGAACCAATAGCGATATTATTGTTTCCAGAGGTATTATTAAACAAAACAGCCTGGCCAATTGCAATGTTATCGCTTCCAGTATTGTTGGATAAAGCAGATGCACCAATGGCTGTGTTGCTGGTTCCTGTTACATTTAAATTAAGAGTGTTGGCACCTATGGCTGTATTACGAGCACCTGTTGTATTATTTCCAAGAGAATTTACACCAATTGCTAAATTTTGAGTTCCAGTTGTGCTAAGTCTTAATGCATTATTTCCAATAGCAACCTGACTATCTACAGTTGTAGAAGTATATAACGCTTGATTTCCAATTGCGACATTTGAATTACCTGTTGTATTTGATCGTAATGCTTGGCTACCAATTGCAAAATTATCAGAACCACTTGTATTGTTTAGTAATGTACTTACACCAATTCCAACATTTGCTTGTCCACCAGTAGCATCTCTCATTGAGTTAGAACCAATAGCAATATTATCATCTGCTGATGTAGCATCTTCTAATGTATTGTTACCAATTGCTAAATTACCATTTCCATCAATATTACTATACAAAGCAGCAATACCAATTGCAACATTTGCTTGTCCAGTAGTATTTGATTGTAATGTATTAGAGCCAAGTGCAGTATTGTATGATCCTGTTGTTGTTGCCTGCATTGAATTATCTCCAACTGCAGTATTAAAATCAGCAAGGTTGCTTTCTAATGCACTTGTTCCTATCGCTACATTTTGACTACCAGAAATTTGATTTTGTTGTGCTTGTCTACCAATAGCAATATTTCTATAACCAGTAGTATTGGCTCTTAACGCACTATTTCCAATAGCAATATTTAAATATCCACTTGTATTATTTTCCAATGCAAAGGTACCAATTGCTGTATTATCTACACCAGTGTTTGCCTGTAATGCTCTATAGCCAACAGCAACAATCTCATCTGCAGTATTTTGATTAAGTGTTTGTACACCTATTGCTACGACTCTATCTATTGCTGTACCGCCAGATGGGAAGCCTGACATGGCTCCAACACCTACTACTGTATTGAATGAACCAGTTTGGTTAGAACTACCAGCGAATGTACCAGCGTACATATTTTCTTGACCAGTAGTATTATCTCTACCAGCCTCAGCACCTAATCCAAAGTTATTAGATCCTGTTGTTGTAAACTTTAGAGCACGACCACCAATTGCAGTATTTTGACTTCCTGTTGTAGTATTTGCAAGAGTTTCACTGCTTCCTATAGCAGTATTTTGAAATAAAGTATTATCATTTCCTTTACCAATAACAAGACCAGCACCTGGGCTTGGCTCATCAACAGTAATTCCACTTGAAAATACTGGATCTCCAGTACTCATTACAAATGTATCGCCTGTGCCTGTTTGTGAGAATATGCTTGATGTATTACCAGATGAACGAATTGGTCCATTGGTTAAATCTGTTCCTGCACCACTTGGTCCCGTCGCTCCTGTCGCACCTGTAACACCTGTAGCCCCAGTTGCTCCAACCTGTGTATTCATAACCTGAGTTACAGATAATACGACAGATGGTGCTAATGGAGTTGCGCTTATTGGTGTACTCTGTAAACTTAAATCAGTTGAAGTTCCTTCCCAATAAATTTGAATATAGTCATTTGGAGCAGTTGATGTTCCAGTAAATAAGATAACCATTTCTGTTTCAGAAGGGACACCAGCAGATTTTCTTGCTTTAATTGACTGGTGAACACCAGAATTTGGGTAGTCTGATCCATTTAATTTAAGCCAGAACTTTACATCTTCAACACCAGTTGAGTTATTACTAATATTAAATGTTGCTGATAATAGATATGTGGCAGGATTTGCAAGTGTTATTTGATTTCCGCCAACAATGCTGACACCATTTGAACCAAATGTGCTATTAATTCCAATTACTTGTGGAGTATTAATTACTGCAATAGGTTGATCTGAATTATCAAAGAAAGATCCATAATATCCTAATGCTCCGCCAGGTCCTGTTGGGCCAGTGGCTCCTGTGGGACCAGTTGCTCCAGTAACGCCTGTTACACCTGTAGGTCCAATATCTCCTGTGACACCTGTGGCACCAGTAGGTCCTGTTGCTCCAATGTCTCCAGTAGGTCCTGTAGCACCTGTAGGTCCTGAAACGCCTGTAGCACCTGCTGGACCAGTTGCTCCTGTAGGTCCAACATCGCCTGTAACTCCTTGAGGTCCAGTGGCACCTGTAGCACCAACTGGGCCTGTAACACCAGTAGGACCAGTGTCACCAGTTACGCCTTGCGGTCCAGTAGCACCTGTGGCACCTGTAGGACCTGCAATACCAACAGCACCAGAAAGATTTACTGACCAAGAAGCATATGTTCCTGTTCCTGTAAATGAAGTTACTGTAAAAGTTAAATCGCCTGTTAAAGAATTGTAATTTGTAACATCACCAATCATTAGGTTGCTTGAGTCATATGCAACTACAACTGTCTGACCAATAGAATAATCTACATCAATATCTACAAGGGTAAATGTTTTGCTTCCGCTTCCAATTGCAACAGAAGTTAGAGATGTTGTTGCATACTTATCTCCGTCAGCACCTGATACACCTGTTGCTCCTGTTGGGCCAGTTTGTCCAGTAACACCAATAGGGCCTGTCGCTCCTACAGGGCCAGTGGCACCAGTTGGGCCAACATCGCCTGTAACGCCAGTTGCTCCTACAGGACCAGTAGATCCAGTTGCACCTGTTGCTCCTGATATTCCAATAGGACCTGTTGCACCAGTAGAACCAGTTGGGCCAGTTACACCAATAGGGCCAGTAGCACCAGTCAATCCAATAGGACCTGTTGCGCCAGTTGCGCCAACATCACCAGTAACACCAGTAGCACCTACAGGGCCAGTTGCGCCTGTTGGTCCAGATACTCCAGTTGCTCCAGCAGGACCTGTGGCTCCAGCAGGGCCAGTCGCTCCAGTAGGACCAACGGCTCCTTGCTGACCAGGAGAAGTAACTGTAACAATATTGTTAACTTCATCAACTGTAACTACATTGCTTATCGCTGTAACATTAACATTAGGCATTGAGTGTCACCTGATCTCTTACTGTTACGCTACCTTGCATTAGTCTGGTGACAACTCCACCACTATCTATTTCTAAATCATAAACATAAAACCCACCATCAATAGCAGCAGTCTGATTTGTTGTAGCAGTCAAATTAAGTGTACCTGTCAAAGGTGTTATTACAATTCCTGAACTTGGTGAGGAAAGAGTCAAGACGGCATTATCAGAACCAAATTTAGGACGCACCTGCATACGAGCAGTGTATCCAGTTAGGTTAAATGGAGTTCCATTATTGTTATCGTATTGCACTGTTAGAGTCCATTGAGCACCCTGATCCATAGTAATATTATAGATACCTGCGATGGCCATGTTTACTCCTTTTCCGTAATATAAACTAAAAATAAGCCTAATGCGATAAAAC